GGAGCCAAGGGAACAGCCCGAGGAACCTGCACAGGGCGATCCTCAAAGCAACGGGTACACAGACTACCAACTCTCAAGGGCGCACGATCTTGGATTCTCAGAGGAAGAAATATCTTCCTTTGAATCTCCCGGCCATCTTGAATATTGGATGAACAAGATGGATCAGCAGATGCTCAACCGCTTTCAAGGTTATGAGCAGCAGATACACGAACTCCAACGACAACCTGTAGAGCAACCGCCTCAAGAGCCTTCTCCAGAATTGCCCGAGGACTACAAGTTACAGTTCGACGAGTACATGGATGAGGGCATAGCAGGGAACTTCAAAAAGCTCCAGGCACAAGTAGAAGAAATGCAAAAGTACCATGCTGACATTGCAACACATGAGCAAGAGCAGGTACAAATAGATAACATTACTGGGTTTGAAGACGCAATTTCCGAACTCGGGGATGGATACCATTCCTTATTGGGAACGTCGTCCGATGAACGCTCTGTTCCAAATTCTGAGGCAAATAAAAACGCCTCACATTTGTGGGAGGTTTTCGGACAACTACAACAGATTAGTCCCAATATGACGAATGAAGACTTGTTTCGACGCGCCGTAGGTGTGTCGTTTCCAGATTTTCAAGTTGAACAGGCAACTAGGGAATCTCAGGCAAGGCTCACGGATCGTCTCCGTGATGCTTCGGGCCGTTTTGTCGCTAGGCCGTCAAAGCGGGCGAGTTCGCCTATCGCTCCTGGGGAAGACTCAGAGTGGTACGAATCGTTCGATCAAATGGCGTCCGAACGGGGATGGAACACCGCCCCTCGAATGTCTGTAGAGGAACTATTTGATAACTAATGGAGTGTTACTATGGCAGTCAACATCCTATCGGATGCTGATATTGCTGACCTTATCAAAGGTACGCAACATCACTTAGGGAAGAATAAGTTTACTTCCCTGATGACTGACTTACAGCACCACGAAGCCGCCAAGCGGATCATGACTAAGGATAAAGTCGAGATCCAAGGTGGCGATCAGATTCAGCGTAATATTGCTGTTAAGAACAGCGGTAACGCTCGTCAGGTTGGTATGTTCCAGACTGACGATGTTTCGATTCCAGATTTGCTCCAGCAGATTAAAGCACCGTGGAAGCACACGGTGACGGAGTGGGCCTGGGAACGACGCGAAGCGTTGATTCAGGTTGGGCAGAATACAGTTCTGTCGGTGCTGAAGTTACGCCGTGCTGGTGCGCTTGTTGCTCAAGCGGATCACATGGAAACGCAGTTTTGGAGCAAACCGGCTTCTAGTTCTAACGAACTGGATGTCTTTGGTGTTCCTTATTGGGTAGTGTCTGACACTACGACTGCGGCTGGTGCGTTTAACGGTGGAAACCCGAGTGGGTTTTCTAGTGGAGCAGGTGGTTTAGACAGCAGTACCTATACTCGCTGGAAGAACTACACGTTTAACTATTCCGCTATGACGGATCAGGATGCTCTTGCGAAAATGCGTCGGTGTTATCGCAAGACAAACTTCAAGAGTCCCATTGATGTCAACGATTACCGTAAAGGTAATGGAAGCGCAATGAGAATCTATATGGATGAAACCACGCTTGATGATTACGAATCTTTGGTTCGTAAGCAGAACGACAATCTTGGTAATGATGCTGCGAAGTATCAGGACGAGACTGTTTTCAAGCGTACCCCTGTCGTTTGGGTTCCGTATTTGGATGATAACTCATCCGAGACGAATCCAATTTACTTCCTCAACTTCAACAATTTCCACCCGATATTCTTGAAGGGCGATGTCCTTCGAGAGACTGAGCCTGAGAAGGCACCCGGTCAGCACAACGTATTCGTTGTTTACGTTGACACGACTTGGAATCTTCTCTGCACAGATCGTCGGGCTCAGGCAATTGGTACTAAGGTATAAGGAGCTTAATCATGGCATTTACACCGCTTGTGCAGTACAAGGGTAAGAATGATGACCGTGGCCCAAGCCCTTCCCTTTGGGCTGATTTGCCACGGGATATTCAAGATCCGAATGTGGGTTTTGAATTTTTTGATGATTTTGTCAACGTCTCTAAGCACATCACCGATCAGGATACGCAGCAGTATGCTTCGTATATTGATACTGGTGTGACGCTCACGCAGCTTGCGGGAGTGGTTGGTGGACAGTTGGAGATAGCCGGAAACGATGCTGACAACGACGAGGGTGTGCTTTCAACGCACGGCCCTCTCGCACAGGTGTCGGATACGGCGGGCAATGACCGCAAATTGTGGTTTGAGGCCCGTTTCTCCAAGGCGTCTATTGCCGACAACGGGTTGGGATTCTTTTTGGGATTGGCGTTCGATCATGGATCGAGCGTTCCTATCTCGGGAACCCTGGCGTTGACTGATGACGATGCCAATCTGGGTGCGTTTTCGTATATCGGTTTTCATTGTGATCAAGCTGATGGCGATGCCATCGACTTTGTTTACAAGGCCGAAGGCGGGGCGCAGACAGTGGCGATTGCTGGCGTACAGGTTCCGGCAGCAGATACGTTCTATAAGTTTGGCTTTAAGTACGATCCTAGCGCACCAACCTCTAAGAGGATTGCGGTGTATGTGGATGGTACTGAGCAGACGACGTATGTGACTGGAACCGACATTGCGGCAGCTACTTTCCCTGACGCCGAGCCTCTTGGCCTAGTCCTTGCGACTAAGGTTGGCGCGGCATCGGAAGTGAAATCGCAACTCGATTGGTGGAAAGTTGCGCAGCTTTACGAAGAGGCGTAACAAAAAGTGTTGTTAATCCTTCGCGGGTTGGGGGCAACCCCAGCCCGCAAGGTTTTTAAGGAAAAAAGAAATGCCCAAATATGCTCAATATGGCGATGAGAGCGATGCTGAGTTTGCGATGCGACAAGCACGACAACAGGACGAGCAGAAAGGGCAGTTGCGCGAGTGGGAGCAGAAGGTGCTTCGCATACAGAGGGATTTAATGGCTCGCGGTATGCCCAAGGAAGATGCTAGGGCGCAGGCCGAATACACAGTGGAACAGGAACATTGGGCAGGGAGGGAAGGGCGTCCTACAGAGGAACTTCCAGATATGTACCAAGATCGAATAGAAGAGGGGCGAGGGCGAGAGAACAGGCATTGGGGCGATAGATACGGACAAAACTAAGGAGAAACACATGCAGGCGACACGAAGACAATTCGATCAGTTACTACAGATGTTAAAGGGAACCAAGTTGCCCATTAGTTTGTTGCGACTTGTAGAGTCTGGAAACAACTATAAGAAGCCCATCTTTGGTGGTGGATTTATGAATGGGCCAGAGTTGATTCCGGTATTAGTTTCGTGGGAAGCAGCGAAGCTAGACAAGACAAAAACAGTATCCACCTATAACGAGTACCTTAATTATCAGGACGTTGAGGAAAAGGTGATTGAGGTAAAGCCGGTTGAGAAGAAGGTTTCCAAGGTAGTCCGCAAGAAGAAGGTAGCCGCTGCACATGGCTGAATCCAGTCTATCAATTCAGTACAGTGATCTTAGGCGTGAGATCGGCATGGAGGTTGGCTATGATCGCGATCCTTCTAATTGGACTACCCAACAGGTAGACGATGTAGACTATATCATCAAGCAGGCTTTGAGATCGGTGTATCATCCACCGCCACTTCCCAATGAGGCAATTGCCCATGAGTGGTCCTTCATGCGTCCCACTACTACGATTACTACTACTGCAACGGATACTACAGGGACGGTGACTGTGGCTAGTGGCGTGGTGACGTTGGCAGCGTCCACTTGGCCCTCTTGGTTGGCCGAGGACGCTACATCCGGCGAGATTGTAGTGGGTGGTAGTACATACCTGATAGACAGCTATCAAAGCACTACACAGGTAACGCTAGCAGACACGGGCGTTACTGCTACTGCGGGTTCCTCGTATACCCTTCGCAGGCGTTGGTATTTGCTGCCTGACGACTTTGCCGGGATCAACGGCCCCATAACGTATGAATCGGACTACAGCATTGGAACTGCCATACAAGAGCGTTCTGAGGCCGATTTGAGGGTGGCACGACAGAATGACAATACTGCCACAAAGCCCTTCTATTTTGCCATATCGCCCAAGGCAGAGGTTGAGAGTACCCATGCAGGGCAGAGGTGGCGAATAACCTTCCATCCCATCTCAGACGCCTCATACGTCTTGAGATACAGATATAATCGCTCGCCTGAGAAGATTAGTTCTACAAACCCCTATCCTTTAGGTGGTGAATCTTTGGGCGAGGTGATCCTATCTTCTTGCCTTTGGGAAGCGAATAAAAGGCTAGATGACGGGAATAAACCGGGCTTGAAGCAGGAATTTGTAGAGAGATTGGTTGCAGCAGTTCACCATGATAGGCGACAATTCACACCAGACTCACTTGGCCCCAACCTTGATCCAAACACCCGACAAGACAATTACGACAGTAGCCCAGGAACATCGGGCCGCAATTTTTACTACGTTAAAATCAATGGTGTAATACCAGGACTATAGGAAAAAGAAATGGCATACGGACAATATGTATCCATAGACGTAGACTTGGACTCTACTCTTGCAGACACCCCTGCGATTGCAGTTGGCCCATTTGAAGCGGGAACAATCATCTGCCCTGCCTCAATGACGGGACAGACTATCAACTGTTATGTATCGGACTCAGAGACGGGAACGTATAGGGTTCTCTACGATTCTGACGGTTCTACGGCGATTCAGATTATAAATGCAACTCAACAGGAAGCACAGAAAATCCCCACCGCAGCGTTGGATGGGGTTGTGTGGTTGAAACTATTGCCAGCAACAGACGATGTTTCTGGTGTTAAACTAACTTTTAACTAGGAGAGTATTTGTGAGCGGCCACAGAATGACAGCGGATTTACTGAAAGCGGACTTCGATCAGGGCGATCCTGGCGATGCTGGTAGCATTACCGCTACGGGCAACTGGACGGTTGTAGAGTTGGTTACTACTGGTGCAGAGACTCGCACCCTGAAAGATCCTGTAAAGTCCGGCCAAGTAATTATCCTCACACTGAAGACGGATGGTGGGAACTGTGTTGTTACAGCCGAGACTGCTTGTAACACTACGGGGAACAACACCATTACCATCGGTGACGCCGGTGATGTCGTTGTATTGACAAGCATCCCGAACGGAACCAGTGGATACAAGTGGATTATTACTGCGAATGATACCGCAGCACTTAGCACAGTGTAATCATGGATCATGGCAAAAGAACGTCAGATTTCCTTATCTTGGCCCGCAAAGGGTTTGGACAAGAGGGGGGCATACGAGCAACAAGCCCCGTATTCCACACCCTCTGCGCTGAATGTTTGGAGCGATGATCGGACTGAAGGCCGGGAGCGTGGCGGTAGTCGCCCCGGCTTGGGTAAGGCGTTCGCCCAACAGATAAGCGGGACTTCCAACCCGATATTTCTGTTGGAGACTCTACTGTACGTCGAGGACTCTGAGCGAAAGACAGAGTTGTTGGCATCTGCCAACGGCGAGTTGTGGTATCAATCTAATGCCTCAACGATGACAAAGGTTGCCAACGGCAAGGACGGCAGTTCGGGAACTCTTCCAACTCTAGGCACGGGCAATCTTCTTACGGGTTGTTCTCTGGGCAACAAACTTTACATCGGGGACTATGGCGATGGGGTTTGCAGGGGTACAGATGGGGTAATAGCCTCTGACGGTGTGAGTTTTACTTCTTCTAGTGTGGGCAATTTTGCCGCCTTATCGCCCGCTGTAGACAAGGACGATCATTGTCTTGTTATTACCGGGCGTGGCCCAGGGACAAATGAAGTTCAGGAAATAGCGATAGACGGAACACCGACTGGGGGAACTTTCTACCTTAGTTACCGTGGTGCAAGGACTGTGGATTTGGATCACGACGCTAGTGCCGCAACCATACAAACCGCCCTTCTGAACTTATCTTCTATTGGGAAGGATGATAGCGGAAATAACAACATATCCTGTAGTGGTGGAGCCTTGCCTGGAACACCGGTTAAAGTCACATTTCAAAATGATCTCAAGTGGAGCCTGCGATCACTTATACGTCCCACCAGCGATGATCTTACGGGTGGGGGGTGTGATGAGGTTCAGACAATTTCTTCAACCGCCACAGGTGGGACATTTGCCCTACAGGTGGTGGTTGGTGGTGCTGTCGAGACTACCCCGCCCATAGCGTATGACGCCAATGCTGCGACGGTTGAATCCAACATAGAGGGTTTGTCTATTGTCCCATCGGGTGAGGCAACCTGTAGTGGTGGTGCCTTGCCGGGAACGCCGGTAGTTGTCACGTTCTCAGGTTCACTTGGCAGTAAAGATATTGCTATTATGGCGGTGGATAATGCCGGTTTGGGATGCGAGGCAAGTGGAGTGGTAACGGTGGAAGAGACTACTAAGGGCATAAATACGAATGTTCGTGTTAGCCGAAATGTCCGTGGTGATACAGACGGAACAGTCACTGGCTCGCATGAAATTGCTAGTGTCTCTAGCACTACAATTACGTTTGCGACAACACCAAATGCCGAGGGTACTACGGGGCTAGAGTTTCGTATAGTCCGCACAATAAAGGTATATGATCCTGATGACGATACTCTCAGGCCCGTATTACAGGATTGGGCCAAGGGTTCTGTTCCAACGAACTGTACCGCAATAACTACATGGCGGGATCGTTTAGTTACTGTTGAATCGAGCGATCCGCAGAACTTTAAGATGTCCCGACAAGGTAATCCTTTAGATTGGGATTACACAGCGGAAGACGCACAGCGTCCTGTGGCGGGTAGTTTAATATCCGCTGGTGCGATTGGTGAACCAATTACTGCCCTTATCCCCTATCACCATAATTGTCTAGTTGTGGGGTGTACTTCATCTCTGTGGATTCTTACGGGCGATCCTGCTCTTGGTGGAACTGCTAGAAAGCTAGATCCCGAGATAGGGATACTCGATAAACGCTCTTGGTGTATTGTTGCAGGCGGGTATTTATTCTTTATGAGTTTAGA